TCGTGCAAGGCTTGAAGGACTGGTGGGGCAAAGTTGTTAAAGGCATCGGCGATTTCTTCACCCTTAAATGGATGTTTGATAGTGAATCAGATGAGGAAGCAGCCAAACATATTTCCAGCGTCGTAGATGGTGCAACAGGTGGCGGTGGGTCATTTGAACTATCCGGAGATACAGTAAATATCGACAGTAAGTCAATACAGGATGCGCTGAACTCGGCAAATCTTACACTGTCTGATATCGATACATCTTCAATCGATGTGGCCAAGCAGGCCGTTGCAGATGGCGTTGCGGCAATGGAAGCAACTGTCTCCGGAGCGAAACTTGAACTTCCGACGGTCGATTCTTCGTCAATGCAGGCAGTATCACAGGTCATCGCTCTGTGGGTAGCAGCATTCAAGAGACAGCTGAAGTTTACATGGCTGCTCCCGACTCCGCATGGATTCCTGCCGAATATTACGGTATCAATGCGTGAGGCTACATCTTCGGATGGTAGCACAAAGGCAAATTACCCAGTATTCTCCAGCAGCCTGAAGTGGTTCGCACGAGGCGGTATCTTCGATGCTCCGTCTGTAATCGGTGTTGGTGAGTCCGGAGCAGAGGCGGTTGTTCCGCTCGACAAGATGTGGACGCAGCTGGGGCGTGAGTTCGACGAGCACTCCGGCCCACAGGTTACACAGTATTTCACAGTCAACGGCGCACAAGACCCAGAACTCTGGGCGACCAGTGCGGCGAGAACACTGAAACGTGAACTGAGGATGGCATAATGAGTAAATCAGTTAAGCCGAGCGGATTGTCAGTGACCAGGAATGGAAACGCTTTTACGCTGGCATGGAAGATAGGGGATTCTGATTACGGAAATGGTCAGCAACTCAACTATCGAATAAATGATGGGCCGTTGGTTGTTCCAGCAATTGGAGCAACAGCAACGTCCTATGCAATTACACGTGCCGGCGTAAAGAAACTTTATTTTCAGGTTCGAGGCAACCGCAAGAAATACAAGAAAAAAGGGAAGACCATAAATCCAGGATGGTCTGACTGGTCGGGAATTACATGGACGGCGGCAAAGCCTGTTATTAATTCTCTGGAATATGAGAACGACACGCCGAACAGCGGAACATTCTCATGGGAAGTCACAAGCAAGGCTAATGACAATGCACCTGTTACGGCGGTTAAGTCCTTTACGGCAATCGTAAGAGGCACATCAAAACCGGCGGACTGGGGGACCGGCACATCAAGAGCCATCAAAAGTGAAGTGTCCATCACGGAAGATACCACAGCAATCGCTGAGGGTAACTTCGTGCGGTGGTTCAAGATTGAGGCAACTGGGCCTGCAGGCACATCAATCAAGGAAGAAAGCCATGCTTACGGCGCTCCGAGTGAACCGCAGTTGACGGAGGCTGAAGCGGTCACGAAGGGAAGTTACACCCAGATTACGGCATCATGGAATGATTTTCCGGATGCATTGTTTCCAATCGATAAAGTGGTATTGCAGTATGCGATATCCAGTCCGACAAATGCTGATATGTCTGCTCCGTCTTCCGGATGGAGTGATGCAATCGAACTGAGCAAGACCAACAGCTCCGACAGGATTGTTGTCAATGTGGATGATGCGATAGGAGCAGATGAGTGCTTGTGGGTGCGTATCATGCTCGATCACGACGGAAACGCATCATACAGTAATGCACTTCTGGCTCAGACAGGGAAACTCACAGCGCCGACCATCAATGCTACTCCGAATACTACTTCCGGAGATGTGGCGATCTCGATCACTGAGGGTACAAGTGTCACTGCTGCGAACACAGCTATATTCTTCCGTTCAGAAGATAATCCGTCCAATGACAAGATTGTATTGATACTTCCGCATGGCACGACATCCGGAACAGTGAATGTTCCTGAGGTTGTTGGAGCCAGCACGACCTGTTTCGGCGCTTATGCGTTTGTAGGTTCGTATGACTCCAGCAGTCTTATCGTCGAGCCGAAGATGATTTCGGATACAGTGACGGATTCAGACATCGTTGCGGTGCCACCTGCGAATGTGACTATCATCGAAGGTCCGAGAGACGGCACAGTCAGAGTCGGCTGGGAATGGTCATGGGCTGAAGCACTTTCGGCTGAGATTTCATGGTCGGAATATCCGGAAGCATGGGAGTCCACTAATGAGCCGTCATCCTATACAGTCGAGAACAAGCAGGCTACCTCTTGGGTGGTTGCGGACTTGGAAATCGGCAAGACATGGTACTTCCGTGTAAGACTTATCGGCGAGGATGGCGATAATACCGTCGAAGGCCCATGGTCGCAAACAGTGGCATACAACCTGTCGAGCGTTCCGGACAGGCCTGCTCTGAGTCTGAGTAAGTCAGTAATTAATGAGGGCGGTTCAGTTACAGCCAGATGGGCATACAGCGCATCCGGAGACACTGAGCAGGCTTATGCGGAGATTTGCCTGGTCACTTACGATGAGAACAATGAACCTGTCTATGGCGATGTTATAGCATCGACCTCAGAAGGTCAGAGTGTTGTGATCGAGCAGGACTGGACAACCGGCACGACGTATTATCTGTCTGTGAGAGTAACCACGACAGCAGGCTTGCAGTCCGCATGGTCGGAAGTGGCAAGTGTGTATGTTGCGGAACCTGTTAGCATAGCAGTGACGCAGGTCAGTATTTCGAACGAGACGCTGACAGCGCTTCCGATCACAGCGACCATCACAGGCGCCGGAGCAACAGGGACAACGATATTGTCGATTGTCCGTGCAGAAGACTATCATCTGTATCGTCCAGACGATAAGGATTATGACGGATATGAAAGCGAGACTATTGCAACATTTACTCAGACCGGCGAAGCTCAGATCACGATCACAGTGGATGACCTTGTCGGAAGACTAGATGACGGTGCTAAGTATACGCTGATCGCAACGGTCATTGATGACTATGGTCAGACTGCATCCGTCGAGTATCCATTCACGGTCAACTGGACGCACAAAGCCATCGTACCAAGTGCGGAAGTGCTGATGGATAAATATCTGCGGATTGCCAAGATAACTCCGATTGCTCCGACAGGCGCTCTGACAACAGACACTTGCGATATTTACAGGATCACAGCAGACCAGCCGGAGCTGGTGTACAAAGGTGCAACCTTCGGCGAGACTTACGTGGATCCATATCCGGGATTCGGTGACTTCTGCGGTCATCGCATTGTCATGCTCACAGCCAACGGCGATTATGCAACCGACAGTGGACTGGCATGGTACGATACGGATTCCGATGACGGAGACATCCTGGAAGAGCAGCAGATGATCATCGATGTCGATGGTGAGCAGATTGAACTTCCGTACAACCTTGAACTGAGTAACAAGTGGAACAAGGACTTCAAGCGGACTTCCTACTTGGGCGGTTCCGTACAGGGTGACTGGAACCCGGCAGTGACAAGAGACCTGTCAGCGGATACAGTCCTTGCGCGAAATCTCGACCTCGACAGGCAACTTGCCATGAGAGACCTTGCCGGTTATGCCGGTGTGGCTCATGTGCGGACGCCAGACGGCTCATCGCTGACCTGCGACATCCAGATAAGCGAGTCCCAGAGTTATGAGACGAAGAAGGTCACGTACTCGATGACGATTCAGGCTGTGGATCCGCAAGAGCCTGCCGGGCTGACGCTTGCAGAATGGGAGGCCATGCATAATGAATTGGAATAAAGGCTTCTCGGCATTATATGAGTTAAAGAAGGTTGATCCTGTGTCCTGGCTGGATGCAGGGTCATTTGATTTTGTGTCAGGTACCGTTTCCCGGAATGATGAAGGGTTAATGCAGTCAGCAGACTTAACTATGACTGAAGACCCGGGGGAGTGTTGGGTTCGGATATATCTGAAGGCGAATCAGGAAGGTGGCGGCGCACGTGTGGCGCTGTTCACCGGCCTGATCTCTACGCCGTCAAGAGATCTCGACGGAACTAGGGCATCTTTCCCGGTGGAAGTGTATTCGGTACTTAAGCCGGTATCAGATGTGCTGGTTCCGAAGGGATATTACGCTCCGGCAGGTGCGGATGGTGCTCAGCTGGTGAAAGAGCTCCTGAGCGTGGGCGCTGCTCCTGTGGAAGTGGAAGAGGACAGTCCGACACTGGTGGATGCCATTGTTGCGGAAGATAAGGATTCTCGGCTGGATGTGGCATGGATGATTTTGAATGCTATCGGATGGCGGATGAGGATTACTGGAGACGGTGTGGTTCATGTTTGCCCGACCGCAACGGAGACTTCTGCAGTGTTTGATGCGTTCGAAAATGATGTGGTTGAACTTAGCATTAAGGATTCGCAGGACTGGTTCTCCGTTCCGAATTGCATCCGGGTTATCTCCGGAGACAAATCGACGGAATACAAGGATGCGGAAGCCATCGAGGAACGCCAGCAGAATCGTGGCGGTTCCGGTGAGATATGGTTAAGCGATACCTCACCGACACTCGGAAGTAATGAGAGCATTGCCGAATATGCGATGCGGAAACTTGCTGAAGCGCAGGCTCCGGCGAGAACAGCCCATTACTACAGACGATATATGCCGGATGTGTATCCGACCGACCTGGTGCAGATACGGCTTCCGGGAGTGAAGATTGACGGCACATTCAAAGTTACGGAACAGAGCATCGAACTCGGTTACGGTGCGAGAACATCGGAGGACGCTGCCTATGAGCGAACTTAGTGATTTAGTGAAGATGCTTAAGAATAAGAAGGAATCTGGCTCGGATTATATCGGCATAGTTTCCAGAGTTAATGGCGATACGGCTTATGTGCAGATGACTGGCTCAGACATCATGGATACGCCGGTAGCGATGACTGTGAACTGCAAACCCGGAGACAGGGTTCGAGTCCGTGTGAACAGTGGAAAAGCCTGGATAACAGGCAATGATACAGCGCCTCCGACGAATGATAAAGATAACGTCAGGAAGTTGACGCAGAAGGCCGACGACAACGACAAGCGGGTAAACAGAATGCAGAAGACAGTCGATGAGACAGCAGGCTTGGCTGCTAACACGAACCAGCACTTCTGGATAACGGAAGAAGGGTCTGACACTGGTGTCCACATCACGGAGATCCCGAGAAAACAGTTTATCGCCGATCCGGAGCATGGCGGAGGCAATCTGCTGGCAAGGTCGAACGGCATTGCAATCCGGGATGGACTGACGGAACTGGCGACCATGACGGACAGTGGGATTCGAATGGGACGACCTGACAGTTTTCATGTTGACATTGGCTCAAACTCCATAGAAATGCTGGACGACACTGGAAACTCTGGATTCAGAGTTAGCCTATCTGGCAATCCTATGCAAAGGGCGGTCATCAACACCTATAATCTGTCAACAACGGGGACATGGGAGACAATTTTTTCTGCCCCGATAGCAGACCATACTATCACATTTAGTGCAGTCATAAGGGGCACTAGATACTCTGCAACCAAAAACGAAGCGCAGATGATAACCGAAAGTGAGTTTAATCTTGGCAGTTCAACTGACTGGATTTCCGTGCAGTATAGAGAAAACAATTCATTTCTAGCACGTGCAACTGCTACAACAGCAACTCAATGGTCGGCTAGTCTGCAAGTATCATACACAACCACGTCAGACGCATCAAAGATTAACTTTGGTGGTGTTAATTCACTGCTATGGAGCGGGGCATCATTCATGGGCGCAAATAGCACAGCTGCCCTGTCGGAGTCTGTATCAGAGCAGTTGACAGGCATCGTGCTTGCGTGGAGTCCGTATGTTAATGGAGCACCAGCTAACCATAATTGGCATTATCAGTACGTTCCAAAAGACCACGTGCTCAGAGGGACGCAGGAGTATTTTGTCAGTTCTGGTCTGATGGTTTCGTCTTACGGATATATAGGAACAAAATATATATACATAAACGACACTTCAATCTCAGGTCATGCATACAACAACCAGACTAACACATGGGGCGGCGTAACCATGATGAATTCCTACTGGGTGCTCCGCTATGTACTCGGCGTTTAAGGAGGTATTCAATGATACGAGGAACCACACCAATCTTACATTTCACGCTGCCTTTTGCAGTCAGCGAGCTGTCTGAGTATTGGATAACCATCAGCCAGCGGTATGAGAACATCAAAATCGATAAGACCAGTGCAGACTGCACAGCTTCCGGAAGCGAGATCACGCTGACGCTGACACAGGAAGATACTCTGAAGCTCATGCCGGACAAGCCTGCTTACATCCAGATCCGTGCGCTGACGGCTGATGATGACTATGCGATCGCATCGACCATCGTGCGCTGCAGCGTCGGCGACATCCTGAAGGAAGGGGTGATCGGAGATGAGTGATTTCAATATTCAGTTTGAAGAACAGGATCAGAGCATCACGCTTGAGTTTGAACAGATCGGCGGCGGAGCGGTTAAGTCTGTCAACGGAAAGACCGGCGCAGTAGTCCTTGACGCCGGAGACCTGGAATATGACGATACGGAGACATATTCTTCCGGTTCTGTAGGGGGTGAGTTAAGTACCTTAAAGGACGGTTTTGATGATCTGGATGATAGGGTTACTGCACTTGAACAGGGCGGTTCTGGCAGTGGTCTGACAGAAGATATAAAACAGGCTTTGCTTCAGATAGCGGAGAAGGTCGCATATATAGACGATCACGGACAGGATTACTATGATGCGCTTGAAGATGCATTGTATCCACCTGCTGAACTTGTGAGAATCTCAGCTGTATATACACAGAGTGGAACTGTTTATGACACTGCTGACCTTAACTCACTTAGAGATGACCTTGTTGTAACTGCACATTATTCTGACGGCACAAGTGGTGGCGTAACTTCTTATACACTGTCTGGCACATTAACGGTAGGAACTA